TGATGGTGTAGCGCGGCTCGCCTTCTTCTTCTTCGTACAGTTCGTCTTCATCATCGTCATCAAACGGTGGTATGACTTCCCATTGCTGTTGTGGTTGTTCAACCACAGGTGGTGGTGTGTGCTTTCCGAGCAACCCATCCACAATCGTCAGCACCGTAGCCAACGCTTCACGAACATCCGCTAGCGTTGCATGAAGCATGTCGTTTTCATCTTGTAGTGCTTGAATGTCTTCAACGATTCCCATCATCGTCACCTCCCAAAATGCCAATCAGTTTTTCAACATACACAGCGGCATCCATCAATTCTTCTTGAAGGTGGGTCAACCATGCAACAACTGATAACTTTTCAGCGGCCATGCTGACACCGTATTTCTCTTCACCGACCATGCCACGGGCAATGATTTTCTTCGCCACACTTTCTTCAATGTCGCTCATCATTCTTCCTCCGTTGATGGTGGATTCCGAGGTGCATTTAAACCGAACTCAGACAATCGTTTCTGTCCCTTCATCATCATGCCCCAGTATCTCAATGTTTCTTTCAAACTCATTTGTATCACCAGTATGTTTTCGGTTGGTGTTTATCCAACGCCTTGTTCAAATCCCACTTCATGACATCGTAAATCAGACGGAGTTTCTTCCGCACCAATCGGTCAATGACTCCTTCAATGTCAATCGTGAACGCGCTCAAATCCTTCGGGTCATCGTATGCCATCACATCAGTCTTGCTGTTTGTGAGATGATTGTTCGGGAGAACATACACCCACTTCACGCTGTCACCCTTCCCGAACGATGCGCCGTTGTGCCAGTTCGCAAAGCGAGCGGCCTTTGCATACCCACCAGATGTGACAGGATAATGCTTGTCGGGGTTGTGGGGTGTGCGCTCAGTTGGCTCAATGTCCTTTGACAACCGTGTGATGATGGAGATGTCTTCAACCGCTATGTCGCCATTCCGCAATGCATCCATGTTTGATTTCACATACGCAGTGGTTTGTGCTTCGGTGTTGCCTCTCACCACACCCAACAATACATTCTTCTGAATGTTGCGAATCAATGGTGGGGTTGAACTGTGCTTCATTTCAAAGCCCGACACCTTCAATTTGCCAGCGTCTTCAACAGGCCAGTCAATCAGACCTGCGTATCGGTTCTTGACATCACCGCAAAACCACAACGGCATCCACGCTTCCGCTTCAGCGAACAACTTGGTGTTGCCCGTGGAGTCTTGGATAATGCCAGTGACTTCGTGTGCCACACGACCAACATTATCCTTGCTACATGAAATAAAACAACTGTCGGTGTGTCCAAACAACACGGGATGCCCCATGTCTTCACACTTCACCTTCAACACATCCAACGAGTACCGTCCTTGTGCCGTGATGGTTGCACCAATGCGTTCATCCGCCATGCCGTGGCCCAGCGTTTCATTCACCAGCCCATACAGCGATGCCATCACGCGCTTGACCGCCTTCTCAAGAATGCGATTGCCCTGTTGCTTCAGCACCTGTCGTTCTTCAAACAGATACTCAACGATTCGGGGAAGGATACCCTTGTTCTCTTGACACCAGTGTGTGCCATTGGATAGTGTGCGTGTGGTTTCCGTTGGTTCATCACGGTATGTCGTCCAACATAGGTTGTCCCCCAACATGATTGAAGGATACAATCCCTTGAAATCCAACACCGCCACACCTTTGTGCAGACCTGGTGTTGGCAACATGACCGTAGCACCTTGTACTGAACCACGCTCACGCCTCCTGTCCTTTGCCCGTGAAGGGAACTTGAGTTCCGTCCTTCGGTTCACCAATCCCCGTGCGAACTTGCCCACTTCAAATGTGGATGTGAACGACACACCACAGAAGCGAACCATGTTCATGAAGAAGTCAGTCGCATGGAGATACACATCAATGTCACGCATCAACTCAACATCCCGAACACAATAGTCAGTGTATCGGAAGAAGTTATCACGCCAATCGTTGGTTAAATCCACATCATCCTTCTCACCCAATCCAAGATGCACACCAATCTCATTCAACTTGCGAGATGGGAATTGACCGTTGCCACTATCCATCCACACCCGTTCAAATCCTGTGCCATCACCAGCGCGTGCGGCGGTATCAAAGACAAGACGACCAACGATGGGCTGGTCATCGTGACGGTATCCATCGTAGTCCTTCTTGACCTTCCGCACTTCAGCGTATGGTGAGATTCTTTGGATGTCCTTGAACCGCTTCGTCATGTGTGGGATGTCAGCCCACATCGCAGCGTGGGCAATCAGTATGTCAAAGTCATTCCACACAATGTAGGTGATGACGGCTTCGTGGAGTTCCTCTTCACATGTGTATATGTGAAGGGTGTAGTTGTCACGCTCAACCAACTCGTATTCTTCTTGACCTTCACGCCATGCGAAGCATGTGGCCTCGTTGGTGTACGAATCAATCCCCGCCCAACATGTGGTGAAGTCATTGTTGTCATCTGGATTCCACTCAATGTCAAACCAACACTTGCGTGGATTCCATGACGGCATCTCCGATTGAGTGTCAATCAACCACCTGTCGGTGAACGGGATGTCGCCTTCCCATGTCTTTGGGAAGTACTTCTTCATCCGTGTCTTGTCGTATGGATGGTCACAGACGACCTTCGCCAAAGGAACACCGTCAACCGATGTGTACACCTCATCGTGGATTTTAGCGTTGGGGAACTCCCGTCGCCATTCACCCGACCAATGCTTGCAGTTCATTGCCCAATCATGGTTGGTGAAGAAATAATCCTTGAAGCCAGTGTCACCCGTCACGACACGGTCATTGTTCTCATCACGATACCGAGCCACGATGCCCCCCGTATAGAGGCTATCAACAATCATGGGTATCACTCCGAGTCGGGGCGCTGGTCAATCACGACAAGCAAACAATCCTTCTCTTGATGGTTGAACACCAACACCGCATTGTCACCTGTGTACATCTCGGCCTTCCCCAAAGGAAGTGTGCCGATGACATCGGTGAACCACGGGCCGAACTGAGAACCAAGCACATTGCCGCCGTCTTCTTTGGCATCCATGATGTCAAACGCATGATAGATGTTGCCCGTGTGAGCCTTGCCACAATTGATAACCGCTTTGCTTTGGTTCGGGATGAAGGAAAAATTGTATGGTTGGTCAGTCCCAACCACTTTCCCCAACGGCGCAACCGCCAACAAGTCAACGACATCCACCACGGCATACCCCGTCAACGGTGCGCCAGCAAACTCAGTCCAATTGGACTCGCCCGCCGCTTGCACAAGCCGACCCGCCGCTTCCAACGAAGCAACCGATTGAACCTCTTTGGTGGTGGGCATCGTTATCGTACTGTTGCCACACTTCACCCGCAGTTCTGGGTTCTTGCCGTTCAAGTTCTGTTGCAACTCAACATCACCGTTGCCGCACGCCTTCAAGAAGGCAAGCAGTTTGGCGATGTCAGACACGATGAACTCGCCACCTTCAATCTGTTCAACCACAATGGCCTTCTGTAAGAAGTGCGTTGACAATGCAACGCCCGCCACCAACTGGTTGTTCTTCGCTTCCATTTGCAGGTCATTAACGCCAGGGCCAAAGCCACCAACGAACGACACCAATTCACTCTTGTTCACATTCACTTTGCTCAAAGCAATCCCTCCTTCAGTTCCGTCAAGCCGAACCACTCAGGCTCACCACCCTTTCGGGTGATGGCAATGACCCGCTTCTGTCCCTGGAGTGCGATGTTGGTTTTCTCTTTGTGAAACTCAACGGTGTATTCAGTCTTGCCAGACTTCTTTCCGTCTTCGTCAACTGCCGCTTCTTTGCGACACCACAAGATTTGATTGAGATTGGCATCGGTGTTCTTTTCCCAGTCGGCTTTGAAATTGCCCGTCTGTTCATTGCGGAACACCTCAGGTTTGAGATGGGTTTCCCAATAGACCTCAACACCGAAGCGCATGAGTTCACGACAGATGGCGGTGAGTTGATGAAACCGTGTGGAGCGGATGCTCCAATTCCATTGGTTGCCCACCAACTTGTTGGGGTCGGATGCTTCAATCCCATCCTTCGCTTTGCCCAACTCAATCACCTTCATGTTGACAACACACACATTGTCCCACTGGTCAACCGCCGTCACCAGGAACTTGGCAAGGCGTGGCCCGTTGTAGTCGGGCTTGTTCTGCGCCACCGCTTGCGACACAGCATACCTGCCGATGTCCATCACCCGTTCGTGGGTGGCGGGGTAGTCGTAGGTTGTGCGGTCTTGAGTTGACATGACATACGGTGACAAACAACGGATGTTCTGTGCGATGTCACGGTGGTATGCTGATTTGCATGCCGCCGCTCCACCATCAAAATCAACCGCCAGAATATAATCTCCGTTGGCGATTTGTTCTTCCGTCAGGCTGTCCATGACGATGCCCGATTTGCCTGTCCCTTCAAAGCCAATGATGCCACAGAATACATGGCTCCCCATGTCTGCAGAACCAGCGGCTTCCACTTCTTCACCAATGGATGAGAACAACGACACGGGAGCAACGGCTGGTGCGTTGACATCCTTCTCGTCGGCATCATCCACTTGGTTCTCTTCTTTCTTCACAGCGTTAAATCCACTCATCATTGTTCACCTCAATTGAATTGGTCGGCACTTGGGTTGCCACCTTCAGCGGCGGGCACGACGAAGCGGGGCACAGCAAACACACCAAAGGCGGTAATCTGTGGCACTTCACCATCGTTCTCCGTTTGACGGGACTTCAGACGACCGAACACAAGCACCGTTGAACGCTCGGCGTAGGGCTTCCATGCCCCGTCATCATCCTT